AAGGCAAGCGTGGTTAGTTCAACCTAACCCTTGTGCCTTTACTGCGGTTATACGGCTTGAAAAGCCACGTAGTTTCTACATCTAAAAGTGTGGTATGGTTATAAGAGTTCCTTGAGATGCTTAACTCCATACAACTGTTTTTCTCGAACAAGTAATGTATTTCCGCTTTTGTATACCTCTTGCCTTCCTCGTTGACAAGAGTATATACATTCACCCGCCTGGTGATGCCTCGTATTACCTCAGCCTTCTCTTCATCTGAAAGGTTATCTATCCTCTCTGCTAGCGTGTCCAACATTGCCTGCGCCGTTAGGGTTTCTGATTCAACTTTCTGCGCCGCATCCATCCTGCTGAACAGGTGACCCCGCCGGGAAGTTAAAGCTTCCATTTCTCGTGCAAGACTCTGTAACTCCGTTTCGGCCTCTTGATCTGTTATTATCCCTCTTGCGCACAAGGACAAAACCTTGCCCCTGGCCGTCTGCTTGTCTAAAATGGCCTTCTCCACTTCGTTTATTTCATTTTTGACAGGCGTCAAGTCCTTGCTGTTCTGCTTTATTCTCTCCTGCATTATTTCAATTATCCTACCAGGGTTTTTGGCAAAAGCCACAATATCCAGCCAAACTGCATCTTCGATGTCTTTGGCGCGGATCAGTTTAGCATTGCAGGCTTTCCCCGCTCCGGCGTCGTATGCGTTACTGCAACGGTAATAAACCCGGCCTGCTTTGCTGTTGCCGGTAGTTCCCACCATAGCGCGGCCGCAGTTGCCGCAGAATATAACTCCCCGTAGAAGGTAATGCCTCTTTCCCCGGTTCCCGCGAGCAACGTCCGCATTTTCGACAAGCTTAACCTGTGCGGCTGCATAGTCATGTTTGTCAATTATCGCCGGTACATCCATTGTTATTGTTTCCCGCCTCCTTTTGGAACGGGTGAGGTATGTATATTTACCGTAGTAAGCCTCTGTTCTCAGAATAATAGAAATATGCCCTGCGTGCCACTTGCCGGTGGAAGCACTATTGGTACACTTGGACTTCGATGGCGTAAGCACACCCCGGGCATTTAGGTACTTCGCTACTTCAACTGTACTCATACTCTCAAGGTAGAGCTGAAATATAAGCCGTACTATCCTTGCCTCTGGTTCATACACCTCCAGGCAGCCGTCAGTACCTACACGGTAGCCGTATGGCGGAGGTCCGGATGCCCAGCGCCCCTGCCGTACCGCCCTATCTTTCCCCATCTGTGTTCGTTCAAGAATAGTGTCGCGCTCCAATGCCGCGATGCTTGCGAGTAGTGTCATAAAGAATTTACCGGTAGGCGTCCCGGTGTCGAACGCCTCAGTCATGCTTTTAAGTGCAATATTACGGGATTCTAAGATGTCGTATGTATCCAAAACGTGCTTCACTGAACGTGCCAGCCTGTCCAGGCGGTAAACATAAAGGGCCTTAAACTTCCCCGCTTTTGCGTCAGCAATTAGCTTTGCCCCTGCCGGCCTTTCGGCAAGCGGTAGCGTGCCGGAAACACCTTCGTCAAGATAAAACTCGTATTCTTCTATACACGCCTCCAGCCCGTGGAGTTCCATGTATTTTTTCGCGTATTGAACCTGGCCCTCAATTGTACCCTTCTCTGCCTGTTCGTCCGACGACACCCGGCAGTAAATTGCGGCCTTAGCCATAGCCATACCCCCATTGCTATAATATGCCATTTGTTGGACAAGTTATGTATTGAATATATTATAGCAGTTCGTTGCCGGGGGTGTTCTGAAATGATGGTCGAAAGATATTATTCAAGCGATCCTGCAGACTGGGTAGCAGTGACGGATTTCCTAATAGCGTTCATTTTGAGGCTGCTAGAAAAATAAAAAAAGCCCCGGGGTTTCCCCCGAGGCACATTGTAAGATTCCCGCTACTCCGCCGCCTTTCCATCCACATAGCTTTCACCCAAAATAAACGCTATCAATCCGCCCGTGACGGCGTAGTAAGCCTCCCGGTCTATAGGAGTGCCGGACAACTCGTTTACAGCGACAAAAATAAAATTCACCAGTGCCAACAAAAACTTCCTGCTTTTAAGCCGCGTCCAAAAGCTACGTTGCATGTTCAACCTCCTATTTTCCTAAGTAATTTAGAAACACCGCTAGGACAAACCACTTCGTTGCTACCTCGTCCGGGTCGTGGTCCTCGGTGATTAAACCCGCCTTCTTCGCCCTCTCGATAATATCCAGCTTCCATTGTTCAGCCACTTTTTTTCCAACCTCCAATCTTAATCTTAACTCTGCCCACGGAAACCGGTCTCCGGGACAGGATGTAGCCATGACCTCCCTATGCCCCACCACCGGGATGTCTGGATACCTTGTCCAGATGTCCCGAACAAGCTCCACCAACGAATCCAACTGGGGGGTGGTGGGCTGCGTCAGCATGAAATTCCCAACAAGACAGATGCCGATTCCATCACTATTGGCCTCATGTTTCGCATCCTGATATGCATGTGCTCCTACCTTCCCCTCCGGACGTCCACGATATATACTACCGTCAGCTTGTATGACGTAGTGGTATCCAATACCAGCCCATCCCCGCTCCAAGTGCCATCTCTGAATATCCTGCCAGGTAGTGGTAAAAGAGCTGGCCGCGTGGTGGATTACAATCCTTCTGGTGGCCTTTCTGTTGGATAGGGTTGACTTAAACTGGATATTTGTCTCGTTGATCTTCAATACGGCGTTCCCCCCTCAACTTCTCCTTCTTAATTCCCGCCAACATCCACAGCTCCCCTGTTGTGAAGGCAAACCAGGCGGCTATTAGGGCTGTAGGCTCACTTCCTATTCTCATAAAGATATACAAGATTGCAACAGTAAAGCCGAGGTTCAGGCAGATTATTAAAGCGACTATCCACTTAGAGAATGGGTGCATCCACCAATCCCTCCCCTACGGTTTTAGAAGGTTAATGAAAATACTGGCCACCACCCCAGCCAATACCCCCAAGATCCATTTTTGGAGATTATCAACCTTCTGGTCGACCCGCAGCAAAGCCCCGTTCTGGGCCTTTTGCCAACCATTCAGATTACCAACCTCCACATCCAACCTGGCTACATCCTCCTTTAGCTCCATTATTTCCTTCTCCACCTCCAATGGCTCCACCCCTTACCAATGATACTTTACCCACCGCATGATGAACTTGAATTGCGGGCCACGGAGAGGCCCTTCCGTAACCCGCTGGGGCCTGCGCTTCCTTACTTCCTCTTTCTCCGCCATAATTCTATAGCCCCCACTACTACTACAAAAATGACTACATACACCACGAAGCTTATCCAAAAGTACTCATGTTCCATATAAGACCCGCACGTAGACGGATGGCTGAGCAATCCATCAAAATGCCCACAAGTGGACTGATTGCTGACCATTCAGGTATTACTAAGCACAGAAGCCCCTCCTTTCTACCGCACAAAGACCTGTAACATCCCCTTCTACGTCGGCAAATCCGGCCGCTCCAGCTTCCGTTTAAACAGTTCATTCTTTTCCGCATAAAGTATGAAGGCGATATCATTTGCTATTCTTTGGTTAATCCTTTGGAGTTCGCAGAATATAGCCGGGTTGATGTAAATATCATTACATACGTCTAAATTCGCACATAAACAACCACCGCCGGGGCACCGCAACTTGACGGGACAGTCATGGCAACTTCCATTTTCGGAACGGACCTTGCTAAGATCCCACTCCTGAGCTTTTTTCAAAGCTTCATCATCCCACCCAGTAAATACGTTACCGAGGATAGGGCCACCCCTGGCAATAAACCGGTGGCAAGCGTAGATATTCCCCCTTGGATCAATCCCAACCCCAGCTGTAGCCAGCCCGCATCTTGTGGACTGCCTTTCCTCCATGGAAAAGATACGTAAGGCATCATCCAGGGGTTTAACCACAGTGTTTTTCCCTTCACGTAACCGGTTCAGATAGAGCTTACTTATCTTGAGTAGCTCCTGTTCATATAGGGCTATATCGTCAGGGGTCCATTCCACTTCGTAGACGGGATCAATAGCAAAGATAACGAACCCCATTTTAAGCAGTTGCTTGAAGTCAGAATACAGGTATTTGAGGATGGGAGGAGAGATCGTCCACCTTATGATCGGTTGTATACCATTCTCCAGGACAAGCTGCGCTTTTTCCAGCACCAACGGCCCGCTGGGTTCCCCTGATGGGAAAACTCTTTTGTTCTCCGGATGGGGCAACCCATCTAAAGACAAAATCATGCTGACCTGGTTTTCTTTGAGCCACCGCACCAATTCTTCGTCGAGCAAAGTAGCGTTAGTAGTAAGGCCAAAAGTAAAGTTTTTACGGGCTATCTTGCCCCGTTTCTTAGCGTAGCCAATAACATCCTTCATAAGCTCCTTCTCAAGCAAGGGTTCCCCGCCGAAGAAAGAAAGCCCCACTGTGGTGGCGGTGGAGTTTATCAGCAGAAAATCAATTACGGCCTTTCCGACCTCATAATTAGATGACGCTTGAATGTATTTTTCATCAAACTTTGTGAAACAATATTCGCAATCCAAATTACATCGCGACGTATTGAACCAGGTAACATGGTGTAATCTATCCATAAAAAAGCCCCTCCTTGTTTAATAAGCAAAAGTAGATTGACAAACTGTTGCGCATACTTGACAATTATTACAATTTTGACAACTAAAACATAGATAACATGAGCTTTGAACAGAAACACACCTCATGCAACTATCGCAACTGGCGCAAGCCGCACAACTATCACATGTAACGCATACTTGACAGGTAATACATGACCTACAATTCTCCCCTCTTATAAATAACGGCATTCACGACCCTCCATTATTAAGATTCAGCAGAAAAACCGCTTTGGCAATCATTACAATAAGAGCATGATATACAAAATAAACAAGCAGCGCATTCCCGACAACTATTGCAATATTGACAATTATAACAATTCATACAGCTATCACAATTAAAACAACTATTACAAGTTTGACAAGTAAGGCATTCAACGTCCCGGATATTACTCGTCCGCACAACCTTTCGTCTAATTAACAGAGCCATCCTACTACACCACCCCCACATAAATCTCTAGCAGTCTTTGGGTCACCGTATAGGACTTACTGCTACTCCGGATATTGACCTCCACCAAGTGGGAGGAGTTGTTAGGCCAGTCCCCGACATCAATGGTCCCCTGGACAAGGTTACCTTGAGAAGTGGATTGGGTTGTCAACACCAGCTTTTCCGCCCCGTCGATTTTGACCTGCAAACTAGCCGTACCATTCGCATTGGATATCCATAATTCAGCGATGATGTTGATTTTCTTGATGTTGTATCCATAGGAGGTGGATTTGACCATCCTGACGGTTTTAGGCAGTTCGGTAGTTGAAGAGTAAGATGTTGAAGTGGTGGTGACCTGGGTTTCATCCGCTGCATAAGGAACCACCGGGAAATTCCCCCGGTGGATAACAGGATTACCGTTTACATTCAGAGTTTTTGGCCCAGACTCGATCTGAAGGTCGACAACCCCTTCCGCGCTCTTTACCAACTTGATGCCCTGGTCCCCGATCTGGAGACCTTGCTCAAATAGCACCTCCCCGGTAAATGTGTCTCCGGCCTTATCCGCTTTGCCAGCAACATCCTCGGCGGTGGCTGCCCCAATGTCGGCCGGGGACAAGGCGTCAGCCCCGCCAGTGGAGTGACTAGACTTGTGAGTAGACGGAGTGAAGGATTCGGGCCTACCCCCAAGATTGTTCCAGGTGAAATCCTGCGCACTGAGCGCCCCTATGGAAGACGGAGTAATTGGGTCAGAGCCTTCCGCAGCATGGGAGTCCGCGTGTTCATCGGGAGGGAAAGCGTCGGGCCTACCCTCAATCACATCCCATTCTGATTTCCCGCCACCAATCTGTGACCATTCACCAGTATCGTGAAAAATCGTCCCGTCATCGGTGGAAATATAAACCATGCCGCTATCGGCGGCTTCAGGCCGTTCCGCTAGAGGCCCGGCCTGGATAATAGGAACTCCGCCCATGTTTATGATTTTGGTTCCTAGCTCCAAGATAGCCTGGTTAATTTTTTGCGCTCCAGTGTAAAGGGAATCTTTTCCCGGACCGGAGAGAACAATTTGTTCAGCCATGTCCATTCATCCCCCCTTTACGACACTATCAGTATAAGGCGTTTTGACTTCGGAGTAATCAGCGCCGATGTTGATGAGCTGTTAATACGTAGGCGAATTGTTGTTGCGGGGTTATCCAGCGTCGCGGTATAGCGATATTGGTAAAAGTTCGCGTCTACCCGTTTCGAAGTCGGGGCATTGAAGGTATTCCAATTATCACCGTCATCCACAGAGTACTGTAATACCTGGGAGGTTCCGGAGGGGACATACATATCAAGATAAACTAGGATATTGCTAAACTCCGGCGCAGTAACCTGCTTGCTTACATATACCCCGGAATCTTTGTAACTTAGACCGACCAGAATCGCAGTTTTAGCCTGTATAACCGGGGAAGTCTTAAAGCCCTTACGTAAAATTGCTCTTACATAAACCGAGGTTTGAAGAGAGCGCAAGAGAGTTGCATCCCCATTAGCTAGTGGAAACCATTGTGCTCCATCCGGGGACCATTGCCACAGGAGATTACAGCCGCGTGGAACCAACTGTGCTGCTGAGACAATTAATTGGCCTATTTCATTTGTAGTAACTGAATCAAACTGAAGAATGGCTTCGTTTTCAAATACGGCCCCATAGAGCTTGAACTTCATGTCCATTTCCTGGTGGGCCGTCCAGGCTGTGGCGTTCGATGATGAAAATAATACGCCGATAGTGTATGGTTGTCTAGTTACCTTAGTTCCGCTAATCAAGTCATTTTCTGCCATCCTCGCAACATACAAGCAGTATTGGTCGGAATCCGTCACAGCCACGATAGCGTATTCCGTATCAGCAAACAAAAGTACAGGTTCATCAAAAGTCACCTTAGTCTCTGCGGAGCCATCCTCGGACGCATTAACCTCTACCGGTAACAGCGTTTTTGACACCATCACCGTAGCCCCAGGATACCCGTTTACGACATTTCGGATCTGGATAGTAACAGTCTTGGTAGAGCTTCTCCTACCAAAATAAAGACCGACAGCCGTGATAAAGCGGTCTTCGGTCAAAGTAAACGTTTGTGCCAACGGGTCAACGTTTGTTGGCCAGGGGATTCGCCACCAGGTTGTTTCTTCAATCACCTGACGCCGCCCAATCCCTGTAAAACTAGCAACAGCCTCATTTTGGATAGTCATTTTAGCGGACCTCCCCTAAACATAGTTAAACGCCCGGACTTCACGAGTTCCGCTGCGGATATCCGGCGGAATTACAAAGGTCGCGGTAAACTTTCCATCAACATCCGCTCTCACCGTACCCGCATTTGTACCAGCCGCAGTAGGAGCTACCGGCGTCAATTCTACCGGCACTCCGTCAAACGTAACCTGGATATTATCGGAATCCGGGAGGAAGTTCTCACCTTTAATTGTTATTGGAATCTGCCGCATGGTTTCAACCTGTTCATCCATTAAAAGCGCCGTAGTGGTATGGGAAGTTCGCCTATTGACGGGGGAAACCCACCAACTTGTAATAGTTTTATGGATATGGGTAACCTCCATCCAAACGTCTTCGGATGGGTCAAGGAAGATTATCCCAACATTACCCCAAACTGCATAGGGGTTCACATTCATACATTCGGTAGCAAGATTCTGCTCAAGGATAACCTCTTCAGTGTACGGCAACATATAAAGCCGTCCTTTTAAAACAGCTGTTGTATTTACCTCATCCACCACTAAATCATGCTCCTCATAATTCGGAGGCAGGACCAAAGTTTTATTATCAGGGTCAATCGTTGCCTCCCAAAGGGGGTGGTAAATATCGCTTTTCTCAAAGTTTGTGAAATTGTCCGTCATTGTACCAACCCTGGCTACATCTGGATCGCTTGTCTGGGCAATGGTGTCAAGTTCAGTAATCGCCATGTTGTATTCTGCCCGTTCTAACCTCTCCAACATGGCTCGTAACTCCAGCATTGTAAGCCGTTGCGGTCTGTAATTAGTTACCACAATATCCGCCGCTTCCGCATCAGGAGGAAAATAAATTTCACCTAATGCCAAGACATTTGGGGGCTCCCCAGGGGCATATGGATACATATCAGGCTGCCCGCTAATAACTTCAAAATCGCCGCCAGGCTCAAGATAATACAAGTCCCGCCTGCCAAGGTAAAAATCATAGGTTATTTGGAAGGTGGACCCATCGACCGGAAGATCCCCTGCTAGAAACTCTACGTTATTCCCGTTCAAAGCATAGTCCGTTCCAGAAATCATTGTCTTAATGTACCGGTAAGTAACGCTGTAAGTCGAACCTCCATCTGGTTCCGTACCATCCAAGGACCAGTCTACGCTGTCGCCCGTTTGCTGATAATCAATCCCCTGTTGATAAGTAGTTACACCTTGCGAAATAGAAACAATAGCAACTACCGGAGTTTTCGGCAATAGATCCGTCGTTCCAGGAAGGCTACCTCTGGTAATATCCTCAGTCTTTTCCACAATAGCGGTCAAAATATTGATTTGCTTAACAGGTGTCGAATTCAATGAATATTCATTAACCCCAGTTTGGTAAGTTTTGGTTTCATTTACCACTTGGCGAGTGGTTTTTGCTTTAGCCACCGGGATTTTTGTCGGAATCAGTTTATCAATCTCCCGTCCCAATACATACGCTTTCCCTGCTTCAATAACCAGGGTTACATAATCATCATCTAACGCTTCGATAAACCCGTCCATACCAAAAACAAGAAAACTCCCCGAAGTGTCGTAAGTCCGACGCGCTAGGATTGGCGTAATCCCCTCTAACTCCGGTGGAACCGCTGCCAAAACAACAACCCCGTCCTGGAGCCGAAACACAGGAAAAGCCGCAGGATCGTTAACTACCCAATTCAGATTAGCAACACGCCGGTCCATCCCAGGCATTCCGTAGTTTTGATAACCAATGGCCGGGTCTTTTAATGTCGGATCGTCTTCATGGGTAATAATTTCATAGGTAACTTTGAGCCCAATTACCTCCTGACCCATTCCCGTGATAACGACGCTAGCGCCCGCTATATCATAGATCATACCGTCATAATAGATACTACCTTTAGTTAT